TAGGTATCCTTAACGATGGAATGTTCCATCATATACCCATACCGCATAATCAGACCGTCTTCTAGCATGCTGTTGATATTAGAAACAATATCACCAGCGTTACTAAACCAGTCAACGGCCCAGCTCCATGGTGTAAGGTTCCAAATGGACTCTATATCGAGATCCACGCCAAGAACTTCTTTGGCTAGGAGGGCCTTTCTACTCATTTCGCTCCTGGCATCATACCAGGACGGTAAGTAGTAGGTAAATGCGCCTGAGAACCAACGCTTTTGCGTAAATTCTCGGACGACACTCACCTCACCACGCTCAGACGGCGTTAGTGCGGGATTCAGCGACCCTGCTTGAGGGCTGCCGATGAAGGGGCTATCACTAGCCCCAACCACACTGTAGGTCGTCTCAGTTTTGGTGGGGAAGACAAAGCGTCGCCTGACAACCTTTCCAGCATCACGCTCATATTGAGCGAGAAGCTGATCAGCACGGGTAACTTGTTCCGCGAATTGTCCGATTTCTCGGGCAAGCGGCGCAAGGCCGAACTGATATGAAAGATAGTTGTCGGCCACAGCACCCTCAACACTGGTACCTTTACCAGTGCGGATGTTGCGTGCTCGAGTATGCCAACCGGACACTGCTAGTTTGGGTATTCCCTCTCTAACAAGTTCGGCAATGGCATTCCCGACGTCCGCTTTGCTTCTTGTGGGTCTGCATCTCGCAATTGCAGTGGCGCCCAGCGCGTCAAGCTGAACGTCCGTCGAGCTATTGCTCGGCGGAAAACTGTAATTACGACTATCGATGGCCCAGGCAGGTCCAGCGACCGTAATGGTCTTGTACATGCCTGATCCGACGTCTACCTTCGGGGTCTTTACGTTAATATTGGCTTGTTTGCCAATAGCGTATTGACTTTGAGTGTAGAAGTCACCACCGATATCCGCGAGGTCCGTAGACTTTTTGTTCAGTCTACGCCACCACTCGGGATGCACCTCCGAATCAGTGACCTGATTCCCTATTTTCTTAATCGGTGACTGCAATTGGCCATTAGTACTCGGCCAATCGGCGGACGGTTTATCGCCAATCCAACTGCGATAATCGACCGTGATCCTTGGTACTGTTTGTACCAAGGGTCCTAGAACACGCGTTTTGCGTATTCTGTACCGAAATAATGGAATAGGCACCAGAGCTCCTTAATGGTCCTAGAGGTATTACTCCTCTAAGATACGGGGTTGATTATGCCCCGGTAGCTGTACTAGCGTCGGGACCCCCTTGCGGGGG